CCGTTTAGGTGGATCTAGTTTTGTAATGGATGACGGCGACATGACTCTATTAAGGAAAACGGCTGCAAGCGCAGGACCGCCAGAATTTGCAAATGCAGAAGCAGGCGATTTTTCAGGTGATCCTACTATTCCTCATAATGAACAGATTAGACTTAGAACAAGAACAGGCCATCAAATTTTATTAAGCAATACAGAAGATCTTATCTATATTGGCAATGCAAAAGGTTCTACTTGGATTGAAATGACCAGCAATGGAAAGATTGACATTTATGCTCAAGATAGTGTAAGCATTCATACATCTAATGATTTGAATATTACAGCAGATAGAGATATTGTAATGAGTGCAGGCAGAAATATTTGTTTAAAAGCAGGCAATGATGGAAGGATAACAGCGGTAGAAGGTGTTCACATAATGGCAAAAACTCACACAGAAACTGCTCCATCTGGTATTAACATGAACGGTCCGCCAGCTACACCTGCATATAGTCCGACAAGAACACCACAACATGAACCTTGGTTTGGACATGAAAATTTTGGACCAACTGAATATACTGCTGAAAAAACAGATGCCGATCCGGCTGCTGGAAACACAGTAGATGAAACTGGAAATAATTTTGTTGCTACAGGACAACCACTAACACCAGATACATTCAGGAAAAGTAGGTAAGATAAATACGATATGAGCAGTCTAGAAAAAAATCTATATAAGCAGGTTACAGTAAGATCAAATAAAGGTAATAGAGATAATTCTATTGGATCTCGTGCTTATCGTGGCATAAGCACTGTCAATCCTGAAAATAGTTCAACTGTTTTGTACGATCTTGCACTTATCAAACAAGACCTACTTAATCATTTTCATATTAGACAAGGTGAAAAACTAAGTGATCCTGAATTTGGCACAATCATTTGGGACGCACTTTTCGAACCTTTGACTGATAATATGCGAGATGCTATAAAGAACAATGTTACAAAAATTGTTAATTACGACCCTAGAGTATCTGTTGATCAAATTACGATAGATCAATACGAAAGTGGCATTCAAATTGAAATTAGCCTTACATATTTGCCATATAATATTTCAGAAAGCATGACTTTGAAGTTTGATGAAAATGCCGGCTTTTTAAATACATAATTAACTACGCACTTATCTTATTCGTATAAATATAGTATAGAGGAAAAACATGCATGTCATCAACAGATAGACAAAATAGATTATTAGTAGCTGAAGATTGGAAGCGCATCTATCAAACATATAGAAATGCAGATTTCAAAAGTTATGATTTTGACAATCTTCGCAGAACTATGATTGCGTATCTAAGGGAAAACTATCCTGAGGATTTTAATGATTATATCGAATCAAGTGAATACCTTGCACTGATAGATTTAATTGCTTTTTTAGGACAAAATTTAGCGTTTAGAATTGATCTAAACTCTCGTGAGAACTACTTAGAGCTTGCAGAACGCCGTGAAAGCGTTTTGCGTCTTGCACGACTATTATCTTATAATCCTAAAAGGAATCAATCTGCCAACGGGTTGTTAAAAATTGAAAGTGTAAGTACAACAGAAGATATAACAGATTCAAACAATTTTAATCTTGCTAACCAAACTGTGCTTTGGAATGATCCAAGCAATGCAAGTTGGAACGAACAGTTTGTAAAAATTTTAAACGTAGCACTTCCCACTAATGGAACATTTGGCCGACCTGTAAAAAAAGATACAGTGTCTGGTATTGCTACCGAACAGTATAGATTTAACAGCACAAATGCAGACGTACCGGCATATAGTTTCAATCAAACAGTAGATGGATCATCAACAAGATTTGAAGTTGTGTCTACTGATATAGATTCTAGAAGTAACATAGTTGAAGAAGCACCATTTCCAGGAAATAATTTTGCTTTTTTATATAGAGATGATGGCAAAGGCGCTGGAAGCTCAAATACAGGATTTTTTTGTCATTTTCGTCAAGGCACTTTGGATCAAGGAACTTTCACAATTGACAATCCTAGTACTAATCAAACAGTAGCAATTGATGCAGTAAACATCAATAATACAGATGTTTGGTTGTATAAATTAGATAGTTTTGGTAATGAAGAAGAACAGTGGATTAAAGTAGATTCTGTAGAAGGTAATAATATAATTTATAACAGCCTTAATAAAAATATTAGAAATATCTATAGTGTGCTTACACGTATTGAAGATAGAATAAGTTTAATATTTTCAGATGGCACATTTGGAAACTTGCCGCAAGGATCTTTTAGAATATACTATAGAACAAGTAAAAACAAACGTATTGTTGTTGAACCAAACGACGTTAGAGGTATAAGCGTAAACATAAAATATTTGTCTAAGAACAATAAAGTAGAAACAATTTCTCTTACATTTAGTTTGCAGTACACAATTGATAATGCAACAGTGTCTGAAACTAATGCAAGTATTAGAACTAATGCTCCGGCAACTTATTATACGCAGAATAGACTCATTACAGCAGAGGATTATCAAATTGGACCTTTAGGTATAAGTCAAGAAATTATAAAAGCAAAATCAGTCAATAGAACAGCAAGTGGAATAAGTAGATATTTTGATTTACTTGATTCAACAGGAAAATATTCTAAAACAAATCTGTTTGGAACAGACGGAGTTGTATACAAGGAAATATTTAACAGTAAAGAAAGATTTACATTTTCTACTCAAACAGATATAGAAGGTATAATTCTAAATACAATAGAACCAATTCTTGCTAACAAAAAAGTAAAAAATTATTATCTATCTCAATTTCCTATAATAGACATAAAAGATCTAAATGTCACATGGAACCAATCAACGTCTGATACAAATATTAGTACAGGATATTTTGCTAACGTAAACAATATCAGGCAGACATTAGGTTCTTTTACTACAAGCACATTGCAATTAATTAGACCTGGCTCATCTTTAAAGTTTATTGCACCTGCAGGAAAACATTTTATGCCAGACGGAACATTAATGGACGGTGCCGCTGATCATCTTAATTCTAGAAGTTACAAGTGGGTAAAAGTTATAAGTGTAAACGATAATGGTACAACAGTTGATGAAAACGGAGTAGGACCTGTTACATTTAATGATGTAATTCCTAGCACTGCACAATTGGTAGAAATAAAACCAGCACTTGCTCAATCATTACAAAATGATGTAAAAAGTCAAATTGTTGATCAAATATTTGCATATAAAACTTTTGGTTTAAGATTCGACAGAACGCTAGGACAATGGCGTCTTATTACAGAAAGTAATCTTAATGTTACAAATGAATTTAGTGTAGGAAAAACTGGTGATAATTCTAATAAACAATTAGATTCAAGTTGGTTACTTAAATTTACAACAGACGGTGAAACCTATATTATAGAATATAGAGGAAGTCGTTATGTATTTGAAAGCGATCAAGAAATAAGATTTTACTTTGACAGTAGCGATAAAATTTATAATAACTTAACTGGCAAAATTGTTAAAGATCGTATAAGTGTATTAAACAATAATAATAAACCCGACAGTGTTGAAAAATTTACAACAGATTTTGATTGGGAAATAACACAAGAATATAGAGATGCAGAAGGTTATGTCAACAGTAAAAAAGTAGAAATATCATTTTTTGATGAGGACGATGACGGTGTTGTTGATGATCCAGAGTTATTTGATGTTTTAGTAGACGAAGACACTAATCCTCTTACAAAGTATGTATTCCAGCAAAAGTTCTTGACATCAGATGGAGTAGAAGATTATAATTATGTAAGCAACGACATACTTAAAATAATTGTATTAGAATCTAAAGATAATTTAGGGGCACTAAGTCAATACGATGATCAACAAATATTCTACTACGTAGATACAGAATTGTTTGAAAAATTAAATTCAGCATCTAGCTTATTAGAACGACAGGATAATTATAGAGCATTTGTTGGTCGAGATAGTTTGAGATTTCTTTACATACACGCAGCGGATGATAATACAAGAATCGATCCTAGTGCTTCAAATATAATTGATTCTTATTTGTTGACTAGAGCATATGACACACAATTTAGAAAATGGTTAGACGGAAGTTTACAACAAAAACCATTGACGCCTAGCTCTGATAATCTATTTCAAAATTACGGAACACCTTTGAACGAAATAAAATCACTGAGCGATGAAATTATATATCATCCTGTAAAATATAAAGTTTTATTCGGAACAAAAGCAAGTTTAGACTTACAGGCAAAATTTAAAGTTGTAAAAAACCCTGATTTAGTTTTAAACAATAATGATATAAAAAGTAGAATCATAAGTGCTATAAATCAATTTTTTGCTTTAGAAAATTGGGACTTTGGTGAAAAATTTTATTTCTCAGAATTAAGCACATATGTAATGCAACAGTTAGCACCTGATATTGTTACTTTTGTTATAGTGCCAGATCAAGTTGCACAAACATTTGGGTCGTTATATGAAATAAAAGCAGAGGTGGATGAAATTTTTATCAGCGGCGCAACTGTAAACGATGTTGAAATAATAGATGCTATTACAGCTTCGAGGTTAAACGCTACAGGAAATGTTGTTACAACGTCAACTTCTACTAATGCAGGAATAACAAGCACTAGCAGTTCAAATGTACCAAGTAGCTCAAGTACCTCAAGTAGCTCAAGCGGCTCAAGTAGCTCAGGTTCAAGCGGCTCAAGTAGCTCAGGTTCAAGCGGCGGAAGCGGAAGCTCCGGCGGCGGCGGAGGTTATGGATACTAATGGCATATGATAACGATCAAAAAGAACCATCATTACCTGCAGGAGACGACAATTATCGTAGAAAGACCGAAAATCATCTTCCTAGATATTTCCGTACAAATTTTAATTCAAAATTTTTAGCATCTACACTTGACCAACTCATACAACCAGGTGTTGCTGAAAAATTAAATGCATATTTAGGTAGAAAAACTGCAAAAGCATTTAGACCTACAGATAATTATGTAGGCGGTGTAACACAGTCTCGTGAAAATTATCAACTTGAACCTGCATCGTTAATTAAAGATGATTTAGGTAATATTGACTTTTATAAAGACTATAATGATTATATAAACGAAATACAAAACTTTGGCGGAAACACTCAGAATCACAGCAAGCTAAACAGCCAAGAATACTATGCATGGAATCCACACATAGACTGGGACAAATTTGTTAACTTTAGAGAATACTATTGGCTACCATATGGTCCGAATTTATTAACTGTAATAGGACAAAGCCGTGAAGTACAAAGTACATATTCTATTGGCATACAGAACAATGATGACAATACAACGTATGTGTTTACACCAGATGGATTAACAAATAATCCAACTATAACTTTGTACAGAGGACAAACTTATCGATTTGAAATTGATACACCTAACCATCCAATTGCGTTTGCAACAAAAAGAAGTTGGACACCAGGAGAGTCTGTTGGCAGTAGTTCTAACACTAGTTTAATTTATGATACAGGCGTTAGTAAAACTTTAGAAAATGGTCAAGTTATACAAGACGTTTATATAGATAAAGGAATTATTGAATTTACTGTTCCTGATACCGCACCAGACAATTTATTTTATATTTCAAAAAATGATCCAAATACCGCAGGTTTTATTAAAATATTTGATATTGAAGAAAATACACAAATAGATGTTGAGAAAGAAATAATAGGTAAGAAAACTTATACTACAAGCACCGGTTGGTCTTTATCAAACGGAATGAAAGTTGAATTTGCAGGAAATGTTTCACCCACAAAATACGCTACTGGCGAATGGTTTGTAGAAGGTGTAGGAGATAAAATAAGTCTAGTCAACCTAAATAATTTACAAGTTTCTGGTACCTATACTGACGATTTAAATGTTACATTTGATGGTAACGGATTTGATTATTATCCTTTCAGCGAAGCAATAGGATTTCCAACAAACAAAGATTATATTGTTATCAATCGTTCAACTAAAGACGGTAATTTATGGAGTAGATATAATCGTTGGTTTCATAAAGACGTAATTGAGCAAAGTGCTTCTATCAACAATCAAGTATCAAATCTAGATCAAAATGCAAGAGCAAAGAGACCTATTATTGAATTCGCACCTGGGTTGAAGTTATATAATTTTGGTACACAATCTAAAAGCGATGTAGACTTGATTGATACATTTACAACTGACGTTTTTTCTACTATCGAAGGAAGTCTTGGATATAACATAGACGGAATTGACCTCACTCAAGGCATGCGCATTCTTTTTGCCGCAGATACAGATTTACTAGTTAAAGGAAAAATTTATAAAGTAAACTTTATCACACATAATAATAAAAGTCAAATAAGTCTTACAGAAGAAGTTGATAGCGCACCTAACATAAACGAAACTGTATTGATAAAAAACGGTTTAACAAACAAAGGAAAGTTTTTCTATTACGACGGAGCTACATGGAAATTAGGACAAGAAAAAAGTTCTGTAAACCAGTCTCCATTATTTGATCTTTTTGATAATAACAATATAAGTTACAGTGATACAAGTTCATATGACGCATCTCAATTTTATGGTAATAAACTGTTTTCTTATAAACAAGGAACAGGTACCAACGACAATGAATTAGGTTTTCCACTTCAATATAGAAGTATAGAAAATGTAGGAGACATAGTTTTTAATTTTGATTTGTTGAATAATAGTTTTACGCATCAAATCGGTAATGATATAATCACTGTAAATACAGATTCAGGTTTCCTTCACAAGTTTACAGATAGAACATCTTTTACTCCTGTTAATGGTTGGATCAAAGCTGATGAAGATAGCAATCAGAATGTGATTAGACAATACATATTTGATAACACAACAAATGTTTTTGAAATAGATGTATATGATGAAAGTGATTTTATAGATAATGCTTGGATTAGAGTATATGTTAACAATAAATTACAATTTTTAAACACTGATTATACTATTTCACAAGATGTTAACGGCAAAAGTTTTATTCAATTTACAAAAGACTTGAGTTTAGATGATATTATTCTTATTAAAACTAGAAGTAATTACGCAAAAAATAATAATGGTATATACGAAATTGCAAGCAATTTAGAAAAAAATCCACTTAACAATAATATTAATATTTTTACACTTGGAGAAGTTAATGATCATGTTAGTACCATTGTTGAAGAATTAAATAATTTTTCGGGAGTTTATCCGGGTATAAGCAATTTAAGAGATGTAGGCATAGTTAGCAAACACGGGAAAAAATTTGTTAAACACAGCGCACCTTTGAATTTGTCTCTATACCACTTATTAGATAAAGACGCAAACATTATACAATCTATAAGATATGCAAAAAAAGAATATACTAAATTCAAAAGACAATTTATAGAAGTTGCTAACACACTAGGGTTTGAAGGTGAAACAAAGATTCATGTAGATAAAGTTCTTGCAAAATTAAATCAAGACAAAGTAAACACAATGCCGTTTTATTTTAGCGACATGGTTGCTTATGCAGGTTCAACAGAGACTGAACACAAAGTTATTGATAGTGACGACACATTCTTTCCTCTAAGTGCTGTGTTTAGTATGAATGAATTGGGTAGAAAAGCAATCAACGTATATCTTAACGGTGTACAACTTATACATGAATTAGATTATACATTCAACACTGAAGGTTTTGCAGTTGTAAATGCTACAAAACAGCCAGGTGATGTAATTACTATATACGAATATGAAACTACTAACGGTAGTTATGTTCCGCCCACTCCTAGTAAATTAGGAATTTATCCTTCTTATGTTCCTAGAATTTTCGTTGACGACACTTACACAGTTCCTACAAAAGTTATAGAAGGCCACGATGGTAGTAAATTTGTAGCGTTTGATGATTTTAGAGACGATTTGATTCTAGAACTAGAAAAAAGAATTTTTAATAATATTAAAATAAAATATGATCCTCAATTAACAAATATCAATGATTTTATTGGCGGAACATATAGAGACACAGGTTTTACAAAAACACAAATTGACTCAAGTATGAGTTATGATTTCTTAGAATACAACAAAACAGTTGATGGAGATTTTGTTTCACAAAACTATTTTGAAAGAGATAATAGTTTTACATTTAATTATAAAAAGATGAACTATCCGACAGGAGGGTTATTACCGGGTTGGTGGAGACAAGTTTACAAACAAGCATTTGATACAGATCGACCACATACAAACCCTTGGGAAATGCAAGGATTTAGTATAAAGCCAACTTGGTGGGAAAAGCAATATGGTCCTGCTCCTTATACTAGCGATAACTTGTTACTTTGGCAAGATATTGAACAAGGTATTATTAGAGAACCGGGCAAAACACTAGTTGCAGATAAAAAATATGCTAGATCAGATATCTTAAATAATTTACCAGTAGATTCTCAAGGAAACTTATTAAGTCCTAGCGACAGCGGTTATGCAAGTAATTTCAGCATAAGCGGTGTTCGAGATCAGTTTAGCTACGGTGACGGCAGTCCAGTTGAATCGGCTTGGCGCAGTAGTAGTGAATATCCTTTTGCATTGATTGCTAGTTGGGTATTAAATCAACCAAGCAAGGTCATGGCAACGGCGTTTGATAGGGCAAGACAAGTAAGAAATATTGCTGGACAAATTGTTTACAAAGATACAAATAAAGCTATTACATTGCAGGATATTGTATTTCCTAATAGTATAGATGACACCACTCAAGTGTTTACAAGTGGACTTATTAATTATGTTGCCAATTATCTTACATACAACACAACAGCACAGTATTCCACATACAAAACAAATTTAGCAAATATACAAAACCAAATTGGTGCTAAAATTGCAGGTTATACAGATAAAGAAAAATTTAGGCTAATACTAGACAGTAGAACTCCTACTAATGAAGGAAATGTTTTTGTTCCAGATGAAAATTATAAAATTTTCTTAAATACCAGTTCACCAACCGAACTTATTTCATATAGCGGTGTGTTAATAGAAAAAGTATCTAATGGTTATATAGTAAGAGGATACGACACTGTTACGCCTAGTTTTCGTTATCTTCCACCGATTCCGCAAACAAATGATCCGTATGTAAATGTTGGCGGCGTATCCGAGTCTTTTGTTGATTTTGAAGCTGGTAGAACTTATTCGCAAGGTGTTATTGTAAGAAGTAGTGATAGATTTTATCGAGCTAATCAAACACATACAGCCGGACCTAGTATAGATGAAAGATTTTCTATATTGCCCGAATTACCACTTAAAGGTGGTAAAACCGCACAATTTAGAAAAGTTTTTTCCGCCAAAGAAGTTACAATAGAATATGGAACGATATTCACCACTATACAAAACGTTGTAGATTTCCTTCAAGGATATGGACGTTGGTTAGAAAACAAAGGGTTTATATTTGAGGAATTTGTCTCGGGAACAAATACAGTAAGTGATTGGCGTACTGCTTCTAAACAATTTATGTTTTGGACAACGCAAAATTGGGATTCAGGATCTATTCTTACTGTAAGTCCTGCTGCAGAAAAAATAAAATTTAAAACGCAGTATGGTGTTGTTGATAATGTATTTGATACGTTTTTTGGTTATAGTGTGCTTAAAGCAGACGGAAAAAAGTTAAAAGACGATTTTCTAAAAATATACAAAGAACAAGATAACACATTTAGCATGTATACAATAAACACAGCAGACGGGATATATGCGGTCAAATTACCACTAGTGCAAAAAGAACATGTGGTTTTATTAGATAATAAAACTGTGTTCGGTGATGTAATATACGACCTAGAACCAGGATATAGACAAGAAAGAATAAAAGTTCTAGGGTATAGAACAGATGCATGGAATGGAAGTTTGAATATTCCAGGATTTATCTTTGATAATGCAAGGCCAAAACTTTGGGAAGCATGGAAAGATTATACCATTGGTGATATAGTGAAGTATAAAGAATTTTTTTATAGTGCTGATAAAAAAGTTTCTGGAAAAGAATTTTTTAATGCAAGCGATTGGAATAGGCTGGCACAAGAACCGAGTGCAGGTTTAATTTCTAACTTTGATTATAAAATAAATCAGTTTGCTGATTTTTATGATCTTGATAGTGACAATTTCGACACAGAGCAACAAAGACTTGCTCAACATCTAATAGGTTATCAAAAACGTCAATATCTTGAAAATATTATCAACGATGATGTTAGTCAATATAAATTCTTTCAAGGGTTTATTCAAGACAAAGGCTCAAAAAATGCACTAACTAAATTATTTGATGCATTATCAAGTGCAGACAAAGAAAGTTTAGATTTTTATGAAGAATGGGCAGTAAAAGATGGACAATATGGTGCTAGTGAAGGATTTGAAGAAGTTGAATATCTTCTTGATGAAACACAATTTAGATTAAAACCTCAACCTATACTACTAACAAATGATGTGAGTGGTAAAGAAATTGATTTAATTTATAGAATACAAAGTTATGAAACTTACTTAAAACCAAAAAATTATAATCATGCACCACTTCCTGCAAAATATTTAAATCAAGGTTACACCAAAAACAGCGGATATGTTAATCAGCAAGATGTAGATTATACAGTGGCAAATTATGATGCAATTTTGACATTAGATATTACACAAGTTTCAAAAGGATCATATGTCTGGGTTGGTAACGAAAAACAAAGTTGGAATGTTTATAAACACGAAGATAGTAATTTAAGAATTAATAAAGTTACTAGTGGATCTAATGAATTTAGTATTGAGTTAGACACAACAGCTTTTGGTGTAAATGTTGGAGATATACTAGGTATATTTGATATTATAACAACTACCATAGATCCTGATGATTCTACACAGCTAGTTACCCAAACAACTTCACCTCTTGAAGGATTTTTTAAAGTAAAAAGTGTAAGTCAAAACAAGATAACTTTTGCAAACGAAAATAGTGTTGCTGACGTAGAGAAATGTTCAGGAATACTTACAAAATTTATAAGTGTTAGAACAGACAATCTAGAAAATGCAAATAAAGTTGCAGAAGAATTTACTAGATTGAATGATAAAATATGGGTAGACGATGATACTACAGGTAAATGGTTAGTATTAGAAAATAAAAACAAGTTTAACGAGCTACAGGCTTTGTCAAACACAGAAAACGGTAATAATCATCAATATGGTGCGTCTATTAGCACAAATGATCGCAATACGCTCATGGCTGTTGGCGCACCAGACAATGGAGACGGTAAAGTCTTTATATACAACCGTGCTAGCAACAGCATTAATTGGCAACTTAGACAAGTATTACAAGCTAACAATGCTATTGCTGACGCAAATCAAAAATTTGGTTACAATATTGATATGTCAGATGACGGACAATACATATTGATAGGAGCACCAGATGCATCTAACGTAAAAACTAATTTTAAAGGTGAATATAACGAAACGCAATCATATGCGGCTGGAGAAATAGTAAGAAGACAAAGTAGTTTATGGTCGGCTGATATTAGTATTACTGGCGCAGAAACAAACATTCAATTTGATAGTTTTGCAAGTGTACCACAAATAATTGATACTTTAAATTTAGAAGCAAGTGATGCGGAAAATATACCTTTTATACTTACAGGAAATTATCCATTTGTAAATCAAACAACTGATCATTTGTTGATTAGAGCACCTAAAAATATGTATGATGGTACCGGAATTGGTGACAACATTGTTTTACATTGGAACAGTTTTGCAAATGCTAATCAAGAACAAGATACACTTGTAGAAACACAACCATTTGATGGTTCAATCCCATACATTAGTAAGACATATCTAGAATCCGACCATGTGTTAGACAAAAAAATAGATGTAATTTTATTTGTTGATGCAAGTACAAATATTCCAGCAGTAGGAGACATTGTTACAACACAAGGAGCCACCGGCACAGTTGCATATACTTATAATGAAGCGGCAAGGGTAACAATTTATATTAATAATGTGAATGGTGAATTTCCTACAGCAAACAGTTTGTTTATTGATAATGGAGATTTTGTAGGAGAATTTACTAAAGTTGCTCCTGACGAAACTTCT